AGGGCAGCAGCGTGATCGCTCGCCTCGCCCGTCAGGCCCTCGCCGCGTTCGTCGCCCTGCGCGCTCGCCGTGCGATGGAGCGAAAGGCTGCCGCCCTCGCCCGCCGCGCCGCTGTCGTGACGCCTGAGATCGTCGCGCGTCGCGCCGAGATCGAGCGCCGCCGTCAGCACCACAAGCCCGTCCGCGATCTTCTGGCCGCCCAGCGCGCCGACATGACCGCGCGCCTCGCCAGCGAGATGGCCGCAGCCCTTCCCGATCGGAGATTCTCATGAGCGACGCCGCCACCCTCGAACGGCCCGTAACCATCGGCCACAACTCGGCTGCTGTTGGCGAGATGATCAAGGCAGAGCCTGCCATCGTCTATCGTGACGACACGGTTCTCCCGGCGTTCGTCGCCGAGATCAAGGCCGAGATCGCAGCTCTTCCTGTCGACCTCACGACGGACAGCGGCCGCAAGGCGATCGCGTCGTTGGCCTATTCGATCTCTACGCGGAAGACGCCGATCATAGCGGCTGGCGCCGCTCTGACCGAGGACTGGCGCAAGAAGACTGCCGGCGTCAATGCGCTCAAGTCCAAGGTCGAGCAGCAGCTCGACGCTCTGCGTGACCTCGCTCGCGCTCCGTTGACCGAATGGGAAGACGCCGAGAAGAAGCGCAAGGACCGCATCGTCAGCGCCCTCGCCTTCTTCGCACAGGCTGCGGTCGTTCCGACCGGTTCGACTGTCGAGAGCATCGACGCGACCGTTGCCAAGGTGGACGCAATCCAGATTGGCCACGAGTTCGGCGACAGCGAGACGCGCGCCAAGCAGGACAAGTTCGCGGCCCTCGCCAAGCTGGCGGAAGCCCGCGCTGCGATCGTCAAGGCCGATGCTGAGCGCGCCGAGCTGGAGAAGCTGCGCGCTGAAGCCCAGGAGCGCGAGCGCGCCGCCCAGGCGGCGGAAGAGAAGCGCCTCGCTGAGGAAGAGGAGCGGCAGCGCATCGCCGACGCCGAGAAGCGTGCAGCCGATGCCGCCGAGGCGAAGCTGAAGGCTGATGCGGAGGCCGCGATCGAAGCCGAGCGGCGCAAAGCTCAGGAAGCCGAACAGGCCTTGGCCGCTGAGCAGGCTCGCCAGCGCGAGGCTCAGGCCGCCGAACAGCGCCGGCTGGACGCCATCGCGGTGGAGGAAGCCCGACGGCAGGCCGACCAGGAACACCGCGGCAACGTCATGCGCGCCGCCAAGGAAGCGCTGATTGAGAACGGCGGCATCAGCGAAGCCGCGGCCAAGAAGGTCGTGCTCGCCATCGTGGCCGGGAGCGTCCCTGCCGTCACCCTGAAATTCTGAGGTTCACCATGGCCAATGCAGCCCTCACCATTCTGTCGCCTGAGAGCGACGCCGCGCCTTCCGGCTATGCCGTGTCAGCCATCACGCCCATGGCCATGCTCAGCCAGGCCGTCGAGCGCGGTGCCAATCCGGAGACATTGGAGAAGCTCCTCGCGCTTCAGGAGCGCTGGGAAGCCGGCCGGGCCCGCAAGGCGTTCGACGAGGCGCTGGCTGCGGCCAAGGCCGAGATCCCCGTTATTCGCAAGAACCGGATCGTCGGCTTCGACAACAAGGACGGCAGCAAAACGGAGTACCGGCACGAAGACCTCGGCGAGATCGCCAAGACCGTCGACCCGATCCTGGCCCGTCACGGCCTCTCCTATCGCTTCCGAACCACGTCGGAGATCAACCAGCCGATCAGCGTCACCTGCATCGTGTCCCATCGCGATGGTCACAGCGAGGAGAACACGCTCACGGGCCCGCGCGACGATAGCGGCAAAAAGAATCTGATCCAGCAGATGGGAAGCGCTATCACCTATCTGCAGCGCTATACGCTCAAGGCCGCCTTGGGCCTTGCGGCGGCGGCTGACGATGATGGCAAATCGTCGGGGGTGCAGACTGCGTCCATCAGCGAAGATCAGCTTGGCCAAATCGTCGAACTGATCGAAAGCGTCGGAGCCGACAAGCCGCGGTTCCTCCGCCATTTCCAGATCGAAGGCCTCGCCGATCTCCCCGCCGCCAAGTTCGAGCAAGCCGTCCGCATGCTCAACGCGAAAACTGGGGGGCGGTGATGCAGATCATCGACTGCGATCAGAACTCGCCGGAGTGGTTCCAGGCCCGCATGGGCATCCCGACCGCTTCCGAGTTCGCCACCGTGATTGCCAAGGGCCGTAGCGGCGGCGACAGCAAGACGCGCCAGACCTACCTCTACAAGCTCGCCGGCGAGATCATCACCGGCCAGCCGATGGAGAGCTTCGGTAACGCTCACACCGAGCGCGGTCACGCAATGGAGGCGGAGGCCCGCACGCTCTACGAGTTCATGGTCGACCGCGACTGCGAGCGCGTTGGTTTCATCCGGAACGGCCGCAAGGGCGCATCGCCCGACAGCTTGATCGGCGCCGACGGGCTGGTCGAAATCAAGACCAAGCTCCCTCACCTGATGGTCGAGGTGCTGCTGCGTGGAGAATTCCCGCCAGAGCACAAGGCGCAGTGCCAGGGCCAGCTATGGGTGTCGGAACGCGAGTGGATCGACATCGCGGTCTATTGGCCTGGCATGCCGCTCTTCGTGAAGCGCGCATACCGCGATGAGGCGTACATCGCCGAACTCGCGCAGGCCGTCGACCAGTTCAATGCCGAGCTCGACATGATCGTCGACCGCGTCCGCGCCTACAACCGACAGGCGGCCGCGTGATGACCCGGCGCCTCGTCATCCTCGACAGCCAGGAAAGCCGGAACCGCGCGGCCTCATGGGTCCGACAGGCGCCGCATGGGACACGCGTGGAAATCAAGGCCAGCAAGCGGTCGCTACCGCAGAACGATCGCATGTGGGCGATGCTCACTGACGTGGCGAGGCAGGTGCCGTGGCACGGCCTTGTGCTGGCACCAGACGACTGGAAGCTGATCTTCCTGGACGCGCTTAAGCGAGAGGTCCGGGCAGTGCCAAATCTGGATGGGACAGGCTTTGTCAACATCGGTCGATCGTCTTCCGATCTGAGCAAAGCCGAGATGGGCGACCTCATGGAGGTGATCGCCGCCTTTGGCGCGCGGCACGGCGTGGTGTTCGCCGATGAAGCGAGGGCAGCCTGATGCCCTTCGTCTGTGAGGATGTCGGAACGACCAAGCGCCGGCGGATGACGCCAACGCGCGCGCTCAAGGCCTGGGAGAATACCGGCGGCGTCTGCGTCACCTGCAAGCAGAAGATCGACGGCACCAAGGAGCGCTGGTTCGTGGAGCACCTCCGGGCCTTGGAACTCGGGGGCGCCGACGACGACCAGAACATCGGGCCGGCCCATTTCGACCGCTGCAAGGCGGAGAAGGACGCCGACGACCATGCCCGCGCAGCCAAGGCCAAGCGCAACAAGCGCGCAGAGCTCGGCATTCGCCCGCCGTCACGGCTGCGCGGACCCGCCTTCCCGAAATTCGCACCGCAGCGCTCGGCCACCCGAGCACTCGGCAAGCCCCTTCCGCCCCGGAGGTTCGTATGACCGTCCGCTACTACATCCCAGCCGATAGCGAAGCCGGCGCCCGCAAGGTCGTCGCTGCCGTCGAGGCCGGCACCATCCCTGCCCTGCCTCAGTATCTGGATCCCGAGCTCGCAGCCGAGGCTTTCGACCGTTATCCGCCCAGCGGCAAGATCGGCATTCGCCTCTGGTGCATCGAGCGCCGCGCGGTCGATGACGCCCGGATCACCAACGCCTGGACCGTCGATCGCGTTGGCGACGTCGCAGCTGCCTTCCTGATCACCGTCGTCGGGCCGTTCGCGGTCGGCTTGGCCAGTCTCTACGAGGTGATGGCATGAGCGCTCAGACCGAACTCCACAACCGCATTGTCGGCGAAATCGTGAAGTCGATCGTGGCCCCGCCGCTGAGGGCGGGTGGCGACTACAAGGACGTCATGATCGTTTTGGAGAGCGTCATTGCTGGCGTCGTGCTCGGCATGTTTAAGCTCGGCGGCGACAACATCGTGATCGAGACAGTGCTCGAGGGCGCCAAGGTCCGCGTCCAAGAAATCATGGCACGCGAGAGACTTGGCCCTCTTGAGGCGCGAGGGAGAGCGTGATGCAGATCGGTCGTATCGAAGGCTGCACACGCGTCCTAGGCAAGAGCCAAGGCTATCTCGGCTTGCCGCTGCGCGACGTCGTAATCGAGTGCTCCGTCGGAGGACCCGGGACGCCCGCCATGGAAACAGCATGGCTCCCGACGCCGGATGAGATCGCCCGCATCGTCTGCGGCGCGCCGATCATCCTCCGCGTGCTTGGCACGCAGCATCCGCCGGTAATGCTTGAAGTTGGGGAGCCGCCTCGATGACAGCCTGGCAAGCCTTCACCCTAGGCTGCATCGTGATGATCGCGATCTACGCGCTGATCCGAGCCGCACTGTGGATCGCGAACTCGCGCACCATCCCCGAGCCTATGCAGGACGCCCCCGGCGACTGGCCGCATATGGGCGGGAGGTGAGGATGCCGCGCGCTCCGATGCCCTTCCTCGCACCCGACGACGCGGCTATCCGGCCGGCGCCGCGGCGTGGGCTGTCGTGCGTCGAGGCCGCCGACTACATCGGCGTTTCGGTCACGAAGTTCCTCGAGCTCGTAGCCAGCGACCGGATGCCCCCTGCCAAGCGGATCGACGGCCGCAGGATCTGGGACATTCGGAAGCTGGATCAGGCATTCGATGCTATCGACGGCGACGAGGATGAGGCCCAGCCCGGCACGCCCTTGCCGAAGAAGCGGGAGATCGTGCTGTAATGCTCGGCATGACCACCACCGCGCGCCTGAAGTACGTCACCACCGATGTCTCGGAAGGGATCACTCGGTACTATCTGCGGCTGCCCGGCGAAAAGACCAAGGCTCGCCTGCCCGGCCAGCCGGGTGAGGAAATCTTCATGGAGGCCTATTGGGCTGGCCTGAAGAAGCTTCCGCAGCCAAGGCGCTCAGACGGCACGCTCGCAAAGGCTGACGCCAAGGGCACGCTCAGCTGGCTGGTCGACGAGTATTTCCGCAGCGCGGCGTTCAAGGGGCTGGCTGAGGCCACGCAGGGCGCACGGCGGAACATCCTCAAGGTCGTCCTGTCGACGGCCGGGAACGAGCGTGTCGTCGACATCACCGAGGACGTGATCCGCGCCGCGCGCGATCGACGCGCTTCGACGCCGGCCGCGGCTAACACCTTCCTGAAGGCGATGAGCCACCTGTTCACCTTCGCCATCGAGTACAAGCACGCGAAGAAGAACCCGGTCCTGGCGGTCGAGCGCGTCAAGCACAAGTCCGAGGGGCACCACACCTGGAGCGAAGCCGAGATCAATCGCTTCCTGGAGGCCTACCCGCTCGGCACCATGGCGCACCTGTGCATGTGCATCATGCTCTACACCGGCGTGCGCGTGTCCGACGCGGCGGTGATGGGGCGCCAGCACGTGCACAAGGGCTACCTAAGCTTCCGCGCCCAGAAGAACAAGGTCGTGGTCGATATGCCGGTGGCGCCGGAGCTGCAGGCCGCCATCGAAGCGGTGCGCGTTTCCCGCAAGGGCCACATGCATTTCCTGATCAACGAATGGGACAAACCTTTCTCGGTGAAGGGCCTTGGTCAGCGCATGCGCAAGTGGTGCGACACGATCGGACTGAACCATTGCTCCAGCCACGGCATCCGCAAGGCCGGCGCGACGATCGCCGCAGACAACGGCGCATCCGAACACGAGCTGATGGCAACCTTCGGATGGGAATCGCCGAAGCAGGCCGCGCTCTACACGAAGAAGGCCAATCGGCGCCGGCTGGCCGGGTCCGGAGCGGCCAAAATCACGCTCTCGAAGAACGAAACCGCGAACAAAATTGTCCCGCCATCTGAATGGGTGGAAACCCGGCGGGACAATGAAGCCGAAAACCGTAAGGAAATCAGCGCATGATAAAAGGGATTGGAGGCCTCGCCCGAAAGGAATTTATTGCGGGCTGGCTAGTACTTAGCGAGAATTTCTGTCCCGCAACACCACACCACTTTTCAGGCGTTTGCGCCGGTATTGTCCCGCCTATCTTCGGCGCCGCCCCCTCCCTCCCAGAGGGGGATCGGTGATGGGGACGCTGGCGCTCGTCGAGAGCAGGGTTGCTACTCGCTACCCGGACCTCACCCACTATTCCAAGAAGCCGCTCGGGAAGATCCGGAGCGTCCGTCAACAACGTGACCCGTCTGACAAGCCGCTTGGTCTCTGGGTGTCGGACGACACCGAGTACGGCGGCGAAGCTATGGGCTGGCCGCATTGGTGCGAGGCGGAAAGTTTCGCACTCGATAGACTGAGACATCGGCAAGTCGTGTCCCTCGCAGCGCCGGAGCGCCTGCTTTGGCTTGGCAGCGTCTCGGAGATCGACGAATTCCACCGAGAGTTCTCCGAGCCTTTGGTCCGCACCTATCGCGTGATCCGGTGGGACCGTGTCGCGGAGAAGTGGGCCGGCATCGTCATAACCCCGTACCAGTGGGCTCGCCGACTCGATGGCAACGCTCGCTGGTATTACGGGTGGGACTGTGCCAGCGGCTGCATCTGGGACCCGTCCGTTATCGCCTCAATCGACGCCCTCCCTTCGGAGGCCGGCCATGGGTGAGGGGCGTGCACTCGACCTTCTTGGCGAGCCGATCGCCGAACCGTGGAAGCGGGCGTTCGAAAGCAGCGTTCGAATCCTCAAGGCAGCAATCGACCAGTTCGCTCCGACGCACGTCGTGTCGATGGTCTCGGGCGGCAAGGACAGCGCAGCATCCGATCAGATTGCCCGCGAGCTTGAGGCCAAGCTGGACTTCGTCATCCATGGGAACACGCGCTGCGGAATCCCGCAGACGACGGAATTCGTCAGGGCCACCTACGGGCGGGCCGGCGATTTCGTCGAGGCGGACGCCGGCACCGCCTATGAGGATTACGTCCTCCGCAAGGGCTTCTTCGGCATCGGACCGGATGCGCATGGCTTCGCCTATCGCGTGCTGAAGGCAACGCCATTCCGTAAGGCGGTATCTAAGCACATCCGCCAAGGCAAGCGAGACGTTCGCGTTCTCTTGCTCAACGGCGCCCGCAAGGACGAGTCGGAGAACCGGAAGGCCAGGCTGGAGGTCTTCCGGCGCGACCCTGCGATGAAGGGCAACATCTGGGTCAACCTGATCCACGATTGGTCGCAGGAGGCCCGCGACAGCTACCTCGAAAGCCGCCAGACGCCGATCAACCCGGTGGCTAAGGCGCTTTGTCGATCTGGCGAGTGCATGTGCGGCACGATGCAGACCGAGGCTGAACGGATCGAGGCGGCAATCCTCTATCCCGAATGGGGCGCCCGGCTCTCCGAACTGGGACACGAGGCCATCCGCCGGCACGGCTTCGGATGGGGCAAGCCGTTCCCTAAGCCTCGCGATGAGCGTCAAGGCGAGCTTTTCGCTCCCATGTGCTCCGACTGTCTGCGCGCCCCCACCCCAGAGGGAGGGTCTTCTGCGCTCTCCCCCGCCGCTGAGGGAGGGGAGTAGGATGATCGCCGCTCTCTTCGTCGAGACTGATGGCGCCTATTACGGGCTCCCTGATGTCGACCCATGGGATGAGGCGCGAGACGCCCGTCTCTATGCCGGGCCGTGGCCTGTCGTCGCGCATCCGCCCTGCCAGCGGTGGGGTCGTTATTGGCACGGTGCGCCGAACAAACCGCATCAGTATCAGCTTGGCGATGATGCTGGCTGCTTTGAGGCAGCTCTTGCCGCTGTTCGCCGCTGGGGCGGCGTCCTGGAACATCCGGCGCACTCAAAGGCCTGGGCCGCGTTCGACCTCGCAGAGCCTCCGAAGGCCGGCGGCTGGGTCGCCGCAGACTTCCAGGAGGGCTGGACCGCTCATGTCGAGCAGGGCCACTACGGCCATCTCTCGCGGAAGGCGACCTGGCTCTATGCAAGCCGCGTCGAACTGCCGTCCCTCCGCTGGGGCGCGGGCGAGCAGCGCATTCATCCAGTTGCTCTCGCCAAGCACGGTTACGCCAAGGCTCGCCGCATCGGAATGATGGCGATGGTGGGCGGGAAGGACAAAACCCGCATCCGAAACGCCACGCCGGAGCCCTTCCGCGACATCCTGATCAGCATGGCCAGGTCCGCACATCGGAGGGCCGCCGCATGACCCCGACAAAGGAGAGCGCCCCGATGTCTGACCTTTCGGCAGAGAAGGTGGTGGCGGAGCTGAGGGCTCGCCAACGTGCCCATGTCGGCATGCACGGCAACTACTACCAGTACAGCGGGGTGGACGGGCTTCTCGATCAACGCGCCGCCGCCCTCATCGCCCAGCAGGCCGCCGAACTGGAGCGAGTGCACCGGAGCCACCTGAACACCAAAGCCAGCCGCGAACGCTGGAAAGTCTCGACCTTCAAAGAGCAACGCCGCGCCACCGCCGCAGAGGCAGAGAGGGACAGGCTGCGGGAGGCGCTGAGGGCCGCCAAGGGCTGGCTTGAGGGTTGGGCCAGCGCTGAGCGTGAGTTGGCTGTCATCGACGCCGCGCTCTCCACCGCGAAGGAGAGGGGCGATGGCTGAACTGACCATCCGCGACCGAATTGCCAAGGCGCTCCTGTGGGCCGCTGTCGTCGCCGCGCCTCGGCAGATGAGGTCCATCCTCACCTACGTCTTCAAGTCGATTGAAGGCGTACCGGGCCAGATCGAGCAGGGCCGCGAAGGCGGCGTGATCATCGCCCCCTGGTTTATCAGCGAAGCCGGCTCCGATCTCGCGCACGAGCAGGCTCGGAGGTGCGCGCTGACGGCCGGCCAGACCCGCGCCGAATTTGACCGGAAGGACACCCGCCCATGACCACGAACACCGACACGCAGGCGCATGGGGGCGGGGTGGAGGCGGCTTGGACAGAATGGAAGAGACTTTGGGGCGAGAGCGTTCCACCGACCTACGTCTATGAAGCATTCATGCACGGCTATCGCGCAGCCCTCGCCGCCTCCCCGGCCGCACCAGCACCTGCGGCGGGGGTGGACGACTGGCACCCACGCATCGGCGACCCGGTCGAGGCGTCAGAGAGCTTCCTGTCTCGCTATGGCGAGTGGGCTCGCGTGCCGCTGTGGGTCGTCGGTATCTCGAAAGACCGAGGCGTCGACGGCCTCAATGTGACCGTCTCCGACGAATGGCCCGTGCGGTACGATGGCAGCGGCTACACGGACGGATTCTATATCAACCGGGAGAACGGAGCCCCGGACGACCTGCGCCCGCGCCGTGGCCCCGCCCCCGATGCGAAGGGGGAGCGGTGACGATGGGCGAGCGCTGGCCAGAATACGAACCGGGCGCCCAGTTTCGGTGCAGCCAAGGTTGCGGCACATTTCGTCGGGATCGCTGCAAATCCTTCCGGGGGTCGCTTTGCTGCCCGAGGTGCGGATGGCGCTGGACGCTGATCTATGTCCCTCCCCTCTCCGACCCTTCCAGACGCGAGGAGGGGTAGAGGGATGGCGAAATGGACCGCTGAACCGAAACACGACTGGCCGGGCGGCAAGTATGTCGGAGCTACATGCTGGACTTGCGGCGTGACCGGATTCAGCCATCACAAGAACGGCCCCCGATTTTGCTGGCCACACTGGCAGGAAGCCGAGCTCGATGCCGAATGGCGCCGAGCCAAATGGGAAGCCGACATGATCGCGGAGTTCGGCCCGTACACGCCGCGGCCGGACCCTTTTCGGCTGGCCCGCCCCACCACCCGCCCCGGAGGCTCCGATGCGTGAGAAGATGACAGCCTTCCGGGTTTCCACGCTGTTCCCGAACGGAGCGTACGCCAGAGCCGGCGCTTTCCGCGTGATAGACAACACGCCAGGGGGCCACCCGGCCGATGGCCTGACGGCCTCCGTATCTCTGGGCGACGGAGCTTTCGCCTCGATCATCAATCCGCAGTCGTTCGAGGAGGGCGGCCCGGAGTGGGTCATGCGATACGGCAACCCCGAAAGCATCCGCTACTCGGTGGCGGGCCTGCTCGAAAGCTACGACTACCTGCTCGGATCGCACATCAGCATGCGCGAAGCGACGAGGCGTCTCAGGCTGCTCCGCTCCGCTCGCGCCGCTCTCCAGAAGGACACCACCCATGGCTGACCTGGAAGAGCTGATAGAGCGCGTGGAGAGCGGGACGGGCTACGACAATGAGTTGAACAAGGACATTGCGCTCGCCCTTGGCTGGTCGATCGAAACCGGTTTGCCCCAAGGGCTGCGCTGGCGCCGTCCCGATGGCTCACTGACCGCGAGCAACCCCGAATACGAAGAGCCCTTCAACGTCACCGGCTCCCTCGACGCCGTCCTCGCTCTGATCGAGGCGAAGCGGTCAGAGCTACCCGACATCTCGGCAGCCGATTTTCTGGCCGGGTGCATCGACGAAATGATGCAGCGCGGCTGGCGACCGGACGAGCCGAACGGGCCGCAGATCTGCCGGGCAGCGCTCGCTGGCCTGCTCAGAGCACTGGAGACGCAGCATGATCGATGAGAAGGGCGCGAACGATGCCCCGTGCTGGTACGGCTCAGAACAGGCTGACGCGTGGGCAGCAGGTTTCGAGGCTGCACGCCTCGCCTACGAATCCGCCAAGCAGAAGGGGGCGGACGGGTGGCGCGATATCGCGAGCGCGCCGAAGGATGGCGAGATTTTTCTCGGGACCGGGCCTGAGGAGGCGTGGCCTGTCGCGATGCTCTGGCAATCCTATGACGCGGATGACGCCGCCGAAATCGGGAGCGATGGCTACTGGACCTATGCCGAGCAGTTGATCGCTGATGTGACCGGCGAGGCCAAGCCCACCCACTGGCGCCCTCTCCCCGAGCCTCCGAGCGCCCTCGCGGGAGGGGAAGGATGAAGCTCGCTAAACGGCCGCCATCAGGAAGACTCTGCTTCGTCGCCTGCCCGCCCGATCAGTGCGACTGCGGACGGGCCGAGCAAGATCCTATGCTCCCAATGACCGACGCAGGCGCAGGGATGCCGGGAGAGCACCATGCAGATCCTGCATATTGCTCGGGTGGGGACCATTCTCCCGACGCCGGGAATATGGTCTCAACCTGTGCACAGGTTGGGCTGCCGAGCGAGGAGGCGATCGCGCGGACCCTGATCGCTTACTTCGTCGATCGAACGGGGTTCCAGACCATCAACGAGGACGACACGAAGACCAGTGTCGCGGCGTACTATGGCGGCTCTTGGGTCGATCTGCGCGTCTACCCGATGGCCCGCGCGATCCTGGCCCTTATGCGCCCAGCCTTCGAGGCGAAGGAGCGGGAGATCGGTCAACACGCGGAGGAAGACCTAGCAGCGGAGGCCAGCTTGGATCTTTGGCGTCAGCGCGCCCTCTCAGCCGAAGCCAAGCTCGCGCAGGCGGTGGAGGCGCCAAAGGTTGTGCAATGCATAGCCGAGGTGGCCGCGGCAGTAGGCTGGCAAGCGAACGTAGGAGCGTCGGAGACGGCCGGCCTCATCGTCTCGGTCCTGGCGGCGAACCCCGAGCAGATCGGCCGCTTCATGGAGGAAGGCTCAGAGCTGTTCATTGACGGCACGATGCGCGCGGAGAACGGCTGCCTGTCACACCGTGCAATCAACGGACAGATCGTCGAGCCGACAAAGCTCCGAGAGATCAAGGGGCAATCGCAATGAGCCGCGCCCGCTCCGCAGCCAGGGGAGAGACGACCACCCTCGCCTCCGGCAAGGAGAGGCCTTAGACTGAAGGGATGAAGACGCCCCTCAAAATCGGCCGATACGGCGAGAGCTTCAATATCAGGGACGCGAACGACACGTCTATCTGCACGGTCTTCTTCGACAAGGGCAATGACAGCGAGCGCGCAATCCGAAAGCGCATGTCAGAGGAAGAGGCCGAAGCCCTCGCCAAGCGGATAGCCCGCATGCTGACCGATGAGGAAAACGCCAAAAGAGCCGCCAGCCCCGATGAAGGGACCGGCGGCTAGTTCAACAGGGAGGCGTCAAACCGAGAGGCAGGAGCCACTCGACGGCCGGTTACGCCGGCCAGGCGATCGCCGGTCAGCCCGGCAATTCAGGATCTCGTCGTGCGCCGGCGACGATCGACGTCGCGCTGCCGTATTCGGCGCTCGACCTCCTCCTCGATCGCATCGTCCTGCGCCTGGTCGCGCAACAGCTTGAAGAGCCCTTCGGCCGCGACCGCGATCCGCTCATTGGCCGCGGTCGTGCGCGCCTGCTCCGCAGCGAGCTCGCGGATCGGCTGCATGTCGGCGATCGTCACGCCGGGAATGACCCTGTCGCCGTTCTGCGCGGTCGCCGGCGCTTTGCGGGTTTTGAAGTACTCCCGCAGCGCATAGATGCCGATGCCGATGCCAGCGATCAGCGTGCCGATGATGTTCTCGGTAGTGAGCGCGCTAGGGTCGGTCATCAGAGACGGCCTTGTCCATGCTCCCCGCGTCACGTGTCGCGGCGACGATGTTCATCGCGTCGAGCACAAGCAGGCCGGGATACACAGCAAGGCCAGTCGTCGCCGCATCGGAATTCCACAGACCGAACGAGATCTGGAACCAGAGAAAGCAGGTGAGGAAGCTCGCCAGCGCCCTGACATGCGGCGACCACCGTCCGTACCAGGTGCGAGCAAAGGTGCCGTTGATGATCAGTGCGATGAACCGAAAGGCGCCGATCGCAATGGCGAGCCTGCCCCATGCGTCCTCGCTCATCATCGCCGCCATCTGGGACCATGCAGGGTTCCCCGCGAAGGCAGCGGCCGGCTTCAACAGAATCCAGCCCCAGGCGATCAGGATGCCGGCCAAGACCCATTCCGAGCGTCGGGCCGGGAAATGGTCGTGGATACCGAGATAGAGCCGGACCGGCAGCGGCTTGTCGCGATGGGGCATGGCGCCCTCCCGCTCAGCCGCGCGTGACGACAGTGGCGGGATCGTCGACCTTCGCCGCGATCTCCGGCGTGGTGACGATCTTTGCCACCTCCGGCAGCGCTGCAGCGGCGGAGATCACGGCGACAGGCTGCTTTTCGCGCCAAGCCTTGAAGCCGGCCCATACCGCATAGCCGGCCGGCACGGCGACAACGAGGAAATCCATCAGCAGGTTGACGCGCTCATGATAGTTCTCGGGCGTCAGCCAGGTGAACCAGCCCATCTTGGCGAGCAGCAGGAAGGCCGCCATCAGCAGAATGCGCACGGGCGCGGCAAGGCTGCTGACGAGCAGCTTGATCGGATCGTTCATCGAGATGCTCCGGAGGATGGCGGCAGGCCCGGCCGCCGGCGGGATCAGATGCCCAGTGCCTTCTTGGCCTTGGACAGATAGCCCTTGGCTTCATCGAGCCCGTTAGCGCCGCCATTGACCGCCTTGCGCAGCGCAACAATGTCGTCGCGGTCGGCAATGCGGTTGAGATCGTTGTTCGACCAGAAGGTCAGCGCCGCCTTAAGACCGCCGCCAGGCGTGCGCAGCGCCTCAGGGTTGGCCTCAAACCCAGCACGGCGATAATTCGCCCGCCCGGTGGTCTGCATCAGCCCACCGCCGCGATAGCGCCAGCCGTCGTCCGGTTCGGTGTTGCCGAGGTTCGCCTCGCCCCATGCTCCGCCATAGAGGACGTTCGCGATAGCTTCCTGATCTGCGGCGCGGCCCGGCTTGCGACCGAGCGCTTCGGCCTGCGCCTTCGTGATGCGCTTGCGCGAGAAGGTCTTGAGCAGGCCGTCGACCGAGTAGTTGAGGCTCTCCTCCAGCGCGGTGAGGCCTCCGGTCTCGGTCGAGATCTGGGCAAGGAAATGTGCCGACCGCAGCTTGGTGACGATGCCGACAGCGGCAAATGGCGCCACGGCCTCGACCAGGGCCTCGATGATATCGCCCCGCGCCTTCGGCGCCACAGCCTTGATGACAGCCGTCGTGAGGATGCCGGGCCGCTCTTCGACCGTCTCACGCGCCAGCAGTTCGTGAAGCTTGGCGGTGGTCTTCGGCCCGGCGACACCATCGGCCTTCAAGCCATGCCGGTGCTGGAAATCCTTGATCGACTCCTTGGTCTTCGGGCCGATCACACCGTCGACCGACACCGAATAGCCGAGCGCGACCAGCGCGGCTTGCACCTCGTTGGGGATCATCAGATTACTCCGGGCAAAGAAAAGGCCGCCCGAAGGCGGCGGCTTAATTCCCGTGGCGGCCGGCTTAGCGCGCTGCTGCTTCGGCCCACATTGCGTCGATCTGTTCGTCCGTCAGACCGAGTGCCGCGCCAAGCTGGCCGAGCAGCGGATGCTCCCGCTGGTACTCGCGCGCATCCTCCCATTCGATCAGCGCGACCGAGCGGGCAGGTTCCGGCAGCGCGGCGATCGACGGCGCGATCTGACCGAGCAGGCCATGCGCCAGCAGGGTCAGTCGCAACTGGCGCCGCGTGATCGGCGGCAGCAGCGGCCGGAGCGACGCAGCCGCCGTCAAGATCTGCTCGTCGGTGAACTGCGCCTCGCCGCTCAGCCAGGTCAGGCCGGCGATGTCGTCGCCGTCGAGCGTCCAGTTCGTAGCGCCGAGGCTCTGGAGGGCGCGGGCGATGTCGCTCATGTCAGCAGCTCCTGCACCTCGATCGAGCTCGAGGCGCGATAGACCGTCGTGTTGTTAGTATCGACGATGGTGCGGTTGACGTAGAGCGTGCCGCCGCCCGTGTAGACCTGAAGCTTGTATGTGACTGCCGAAGCGCTGTAAGGGGCGTCGATCACCGTGGCCTTGTTGTTGGACAACGAGGCGCTGTCCGTGGTGCGCATGGCGCCGAACAGAACCTGAGGTCTACTGCCGGCGGCATCGCCTCCCCCAACCTGCGTCCCATTCCTCAGAAGCCGGCAGGCATAGGTATCGCCGGCAGAGGTGATGTAGTTCAGCACTGCCTCGACCCGGAACAGATTGGCTGCGCTGCGCGGCGTCAGCGTCGTCTCGAGACCCGTGACATCGTTGTAGCTGGTATTCGAGACGCTGAATGTGTCGGTCTTCAGCTTGTGCGCGCGCTGGATGACATCGCCGGGCAGTTTCATGCCAGCCTGCCAGAGCTCGATCCGGCTCGGTGCGGTCCATGAGCCGAGCGTGGTGAGCCCGCTCTCCCATGTGAGTCGCGCCAGCGGGACATAGGCCTTCGCCGTCACGGCCGCGGCGGTGTAGAAGACGTGTGGACTGTCAGCCGCCCCAGCCCCGCCCTCAGCCGTCGAGCTATCGATCGGATAGCACCCAAGCGGATAGATGTGGCTGCCGTTGACGCAGTTGATCAGACCAAGGCGCACCGTGCCGGCGTCATCAAAGGCGACCAGCCAGAGCGCAAAAGCGGTTCCGGTCGCCGAAACGCCCATGGTCGAGCCGGAGGAGAGCACCAGCGAGAGCGCCGCAGTGACGGCTTGGCGCACCAGCGTGCCGCTTCCCGCCGTGGCGGAACGGAAGCCCATGATCACCGGCGTCGTCGCGGTGGCGTCCGCGCCAGCCGTATCCTTCAGGGCGACGGTCAGCGCGCCGGCAGAGGCAGAAGCGGCGACACCATGGCGCAGGCCGAGCGCAAGGTGCTGATCGGAGACAGTGGTCGCGGTGACGACAGCGCTGCCGGGGCCGGTGATCCCCGATGCGGTTCGCTGCTCTGAGGAACTGAGCGCCTTCGGTTCGCCCGTGCCGGAGGCCACGCGGCCGATCACCTCGTTCTGGCCGATGTCCTGCATCCTGGCGAAGGTGATGTGCTTGGGCTTGACCGCCCATGACGTCCCGCCATCGGAGACGACAATACCCACCTTGTCGCCGTCGACGACCGACCCGGGTGGCCCCTGATCGCCGCGCGGGAGGACGAAATCCAGAACGGCATTGAGAGACGTGCCGCTGTTCGTCACTGTCGCGCTCGAGCCGGGGAGGCTTGTCGTCACGCTGCCAACGGCAATAGTCGCTGCCTCGCCCTCATCGCCGCGCGGAATCGTAAAATCGAGCACGGCCGCGGTCGCGGTGCCGGAGTTGGTGACATCAGCCGCACTCCCTGGCGCCCCTGTCGTGACATCGCCGATCTCGATCGTGGCGTTGACACCAGCGGGGATGGTAAAGTCGAAGACGGCGGCGCTTGATGTGCCGCTGTTCGCCACCTCGGCGTCGCTGCCTGGCGCGCCCGTTGTCGTCGAGCCAACGGTCACTGTCGCGGCGGTTCCGGTATCCCCCTTCGGCAAGCCGAGATCCAGCACCTGGTTCGGCGCCGTGCCGCTGATCGTTGCGGTGGCAGGTTCGCCGGTTTCGAGCGTCTCGACATCGCCGATTGTCAGGACATTGGCGGGCCCCGGCGGTCCGATCCCGCCGATGCCGGTGACGATCGCCTGGTTGCCCGTCATTGTGACGGTCGCCTTGTTGCCGCGCACGCCGTAGACGAGATTGCCGGGGTGATCGAGGACCGCACGGCCGCCGACCAGGCGCGTATTCGAGCCGCCGGTGATATCGTGCAGGTCGACCTCGTATTCGCCGCGCGGCCAGGCCGCTGACGTCGCCTGCGCCACGCTGCCGGTGACAGTGTCGGTTCCGGTCAGGGTCAGCCCGTTGCCCAGCGTCAGCGTCGCCCTGACCGTGTTGGTCGCCCGCTCCTTGACAATGACGCGCAGCGAGCGCCCCGCCATGCTCATGTTCGCCCAGACATACTGGAAGCGGAAATCCTCGTCGGTCGAGATCTGGAACGGCGCGATGGTCCGGTCGGTCATGGATGTTTCCACGCAAAAAGCCGCCCGGGGGCGGCATAGGGGAGGCCGAAGGGTGTGGAGGTCAGGACAGGCCGGTCACGTCGACGGCGGCATAAAGGCCTTCGTCACCGAACTCGAGGAACCCGGTACCCGGCACATTGACGACCGAGCTGGTGAGGGCGCTGCCCGAGGCGCGCAGCGCCCGCGACGACAGGACGTAGCTCGACCCCGTATAGGTGCTCTTGATCGGGTTGAGCACGATCAGAGGCGCATAAATGCGCCCCGAGAGGCCGGTGAAGCCACTACTGCAAGGCTGCACCGACCGGATCTTCATCACGTCCATATCCGAGTGGAAGACGCGTTCGCCGGAGGCGTTGAAGACCTCCAGACCGACATTCGAAAAGCCCCCGGAGACAGGCACGTCGAAGACGTAGAATATGACGGTCTCGGAATAGGAGGCGCCTGGCGCTGGCGCCGGCGGCGGGTGGATGCGCCAGTTGAACGTCCACGTCGTGCCGCTAAGCAGGCTGCCGCCGGCGACGACCTGAAGCAGTTCCGACCGGGCTGCGACCAGCACCGCAGCGCCCGAGAGCGTCAGCGTGTAGTCCACCGGCGCCGCCGACTGGCCCGGGATCGGCGGCTCCAGCGTGAAGCTGACCGGGACGATCTGCCGGAAGCCGTAATTCTTCCAATTCTCGTCGATCTGCACCGTGCCGAAGCTGTTGAAGACCTGCAGGCCGGCCGGCATCAGTACACCCACATCATCAGGCGATGCGGCGCATTCGCCGGCCCGTAGGACATGACGTTGCCCGAAAAGCTGATGTCCGGCGGTCGCAGATTGTTACCGGGCCAGCTCGATCCGCCGGCGCTGACCATGTGAGCCGTGCAGAACGGCGTGCCAGTTAGAAAGCCGTCGTTGACGACGGTACCTGAGACGCCGAGATCGATGAACACCATGCCGAGATAGCGGGCGATCCGGTCGGTGAGATCGAGCTTGAGGTTGCCAAAGGCGTCGAAGACCTGAAGACCGTAGGCCATTACCAGATGCCCCAACGGACACGCATCACGCCCGAAGCGTCATAGACGGCGGCGCCAGAACTGGTTTGAACCGTCCGCGGAAAGCTGGACGAGGACTGGATAGTCAGTTCGCCGTTGGCCGCAACGATGAAGCGGTTGTTGATGTTGAGCGACCCCGCCAGGATCGAGCCGAGATCGGCGCTAATCGCGTCGAGCTTGGTGACGTTGATCTTGTCGGCAGAGACGGCGCCGGCCTGGATCTTGGCTGCGATCACCGAATTGGCGGCGAGCTTGTCGGCGGTGACGGCGAGCGCCGCGAGCTTGGTCGTGGAGACCGAGTTCGCCTTCAGCTTCGGCGTCGAGATGGCATCGTCGCTGATCTGCGTCTCGCTGATCTCGCCGACGAGATCCTCGGTGTTGATCGCCTTCTTCCAGCCATCCTCGGTCAAGGTGTAGAGCACGAGCTGCTCGCCCTCTTCCGTGGTCTCCAGGTTGGCGATGAACTTCGGCCCGGTGTAGCCGGCGGGATCTGGCAGCCCGTCGGTGAGCCCGACCGGCTCGATTCCGTCGGTGAAGGCCTCCAGCCGCAGCGAGCCGTTGATGGCATTCTCAAGGTTGAGAACCGCGGGCTTAACCGAGAACTGGGTTGAGACGATCGTGCTGCGCGTGCCAGCCTGGGAGATGCAATAGGCCCGCACATAGACGATGCCTGTGAACTCGCGCAGCGCATAGGAACCGTTCGACGCTTCGCCGTAATGCGCCGTCTCGGAGGTCACCCAGTTGTCGTAGCTGATCAGCACGACATAGGCCGCCGCCTGGCGGACCCGCCCGCAGGTGAAGTCCATGAACATCGCGCCGTTCTTCTGCACGGCAGTGGCGCGGACATAAGGGATGATGAGGCTGTCGGGCGTCTCAAGCCCGGACGACGGCGGAGGTGGCGGCGGCGTGATCGACTCGCCCAGCGCGCTCCAGACCTCGGGAGCGTCGAACACCGCCTCGACATCGACGCGGCTTTCGCCATTGAAGCGGATCGAGCGGATCAGCCAGGCATCCTGCACCTCGCTGAGCGTGCCGATGACGATCGTGGTCGCAGCCTGAGACGCCGTCGCCATGACATTCGCCAGCGTGATGCCGGAGAGCAGTTCGGCCTGGGCGATGTCGACCGCGTTGAGCGCGAGCCGGCTGCCGTCGCGCGTTACCGCGACCGGTCCCCACTCCTTGCCATCCCGGGCGCGCAGCACGGCATAGGGCGAAGGCGGCAGCTCGACCTCGCTGTCGATCTCAAGCAGCAGACCATCCCGATTCAGGATGCCGGCTACCTCGAATGCCTTGGTGAAATACCAGGTGTCGATGCTGGCGGAATCGTTCGGCAGCAGCAGGCGGCCGGCGAGCTCGGTCGAGACGCTGCGCCGCTCGCGCCGGTAATAAGCCGTCGCCGCCGCCCAGGTGGCGAGGTGGATGGCATGGGCCGCGTCGGTGACGCCGGTCGCCGCCATACGCCGCGGCGTCATCGTCTGCGTGCCGAAGGTGACGCGCTTCTCGCGCCGGCGGCGGGGATCGCCGCCCGCCAGCCACTCGACGATGACGTCGGCCGAGCCGTCCGACAGGTCGAGCGTGAACTCCTGCGCGCTGGTGTCGCGCAGGATCTGGCGGCGGCTGATGACGTGCTTGCGCACCGCCTTGGCCTCGTCGCGCACGATCGTCCAGATCGAGCCGAGGCGCAGCGGCGAGGCGCGCATCGGGCCGAGCACGGTCGAGAGCGCCTCATAGACCGAGATCGGCCCGCGGATCACGCCGGAGAAGGTGTCGTAGTCCGTCAGCGTGTCGAAGTAATGCTTCAGCCGCGCGATATCGACCGTGCCGTCCTCGATGCCGGCGCCGTGCAGCTGGTTGCGCAGGATATCGGCGGCCGCCCAGACGCATTTGTCGGTCTCCTGCTCGACCCAGCCAGTCGGCAGGCCGTACCAGACCGGCAGAATCTTGCTGCTCTCGACCTCGACCTCGCCAAACGAGGTGACACCCAGCGCCTTGCCGGAGCGGATCACCATGGCAAGCTCGGTGACGCCCGGCCGCGCGATGAATTCCGGGATGTGCGAGCGCAGGCCTTCCCAAATCACGATATTGGTGATGTCGGCGGTGAAGCCCGAGGGATGCTCGGCCGTCGCCGGCGCGCCGATGTTGCGGGCGCGGAAGGTATAGCGTCCAGGGCCGGCCGGGATCGTGACGAAACGGGTAAAGCGCATCGCCCTCGTCGACAGCGCATTGCCGCCGTCGGTGTAGAGCGTCGACCAGCTGCCGATGACGTTGCCGTCCTCGTCGCAGGGCGCATATTCGAAGGTCACGCCCCAATCGGTCGGGAACTGCTGGCCCTGGAACTTGCCCGATTGCGGCACGGCATAGACGCCCTGGGGCAGCGAGTAATCGAGCTGGATCCGGCTCTGGTTCGGCGCATCGACACCGAAGTCGAACGGGCCTGCCCAGTTCGGGAAATCGGTGACCCGCGGCAGCTCGTTGCTGGAGACCGCCTGCACGGTGGCGACGGCGCCCGGCACCAGGCTGGAATAGCCACCCGGCTGGATCACCTCGAAATTGGCGCCGGTGAAGGGCGGCGTCAGGCCGCCGCTATCCGTCCACATCGTGATGCCGCCGACGCGGATCGACTTGATCGCATACTTGCCGCAGCCGATGGTCAGGCGCTTGTAGAGCACCTGGTCGTCGCCGTCGTAGATCGTGTAGTCCGGCTGCGAGAGGTCGGGCGTGTTCCAGCAGCGGCCATAGACCACCGGGATGCGATCGCCGGAGCGCGGCAGGTTGCCACCACCGGAGACGCCATAGACCGGCCGGCTCTCGGCTTCCTTGTTGGCCTTGGCCTGCGTCGCCTTCGACAGCAGATAGCCGGCGCCGGCGAGCAGCGCGGCCGAGCCCGCGGCCCAGATGGTGCCACCGACAGAGCTCGTCGCAGCAAGCACCAGCGCGCCGTTGAGCGCGCCGATCGCCCAGAACTGACCGACGGCCGCCAGCGCGATCGTCGCGACGACGAGGCCGATCGCCGCGCCGGTCTGCTTCCCGCCGCCACGGCCGGCGCGCCCGCCGCCACCGCCACCGCGCGGCAGGTAGACGATGATCACCGTGTCGTGCGGCCCGACCGTCGTATGCCGCCACTGCTTGCGCAGCCGGACGGAGAAGTCCGTCACCGCCAGCGGCTGCCCCTTGCGGTGCACGCTGACGATATGCGGGCGCGAGCGGTCGGCATGCCGACGCACCAGCGTCGACAGGCGCCGCCGGCCGCGCGGCGTGATGATGCCGTCGCCGGCCTTCTGGCCGTCGCAGCGCTGGAAGAAGATCGCGGTCATGTCAGCAGGGGACGTAGAAGCTCGGGCTGGCCCAGTTGCGGGCGGCAAGATCGGACAGGCTGTCGAAGGCGACACCCTGAGGTTCGTCGGTGTGCAGAACCCCGCCGCCATCCAGGACGAGGAAGGTACCGGCATGGATCGCAGCGCGGGACGGCCCATGGCCGGCGCGGGAGAGGAACACGACGGCGCCGTGCTCCGGCTGGTCGACCTCGCGCCAGCCATGGTGCGCGTCGCGCCGGGCCATCAGCCGCACGAGCTCGCGCTTGCTCTCCGGCACGGCGAGCACCGCCGGCAGCTCGCGCCCGAAGACCTCGCGCTGGCAGCGCCGGGTGAGCTCCCAGCAATGCAGCCCGACAGCCTCATAGGCGCAGCCGATCAGGTCGTTGACGAAGGCGGCGGCGTCACTGGCCATAGAGCGCGGGATAGAGATCGAGGTCATAGGTCAGGCGCGGGAAGGCCTGCATCTCGACCTCCTCATAGGAAAGCTCGCCTTCGGCCGAATAGGCGTTGAGCGCGACCTTGCGCAGGTTCAGTCCGAAATAGACTTCGGGATTGTTGAGGTCGTTGGTCGAATAGGTGCGGTAGATCAGCGTGAACGGATAGTCCGACGAGATCGCCCCGCGCAGCACCTCCTGCAATTCACCAGAGACATTGTCGATCCGGATCTTGGCGCGGGAGACGCCGCCCTCTTCCTGGCTCGGCAGGGTGAAGCCGAAATCCACGACCTTGAACAGGGCCGCCGGGTTGCCCGGCACCGGCAGCGCCACGGTCTCGTATTCGCCCGGAATCCGCGTGCCCTGAACGAAGCGCTGCGGCACATCGAAAGTCGGGTGGTTGAATTCGAGGGTATGCAGGATGTCTCCGGAGACATCGACCGCCGCATAGGCCTCGACGAGAGCGACTGACAGAACCATGGCTCACCAGTTCCAGACGATCAGGGTGAAGGTGACGACGACGCGGCTGGCGACCGAGAAGTCGGTCGACCAGGCGCCGCCCTTGATCTGGCAGAGCCGGTCGACATAGCAGCCGTTCGGTTTCCAGACCGGCATGCGGAACGGCAACGTGCCCTGGCGCAGCGTTGAGCGGGCGAACTGCTCGAAGGCTTCCCACTGCGCCAGCGACAGCAGCGGACTGCGCCAGGGATACTCGGCCGCGCGCGGCCCCGGCCGAGGGCGCGTGATCGGCGGCCCACCCTCGGTCTGGCTCTCGACCGGGCCGGTATAGCTCTGCGAGGGCGTGATGCCGTTGACCGGCGCCCGATAGGGCACCTGAGAGGGCCAGACTGCGGTCATGGATCAGCCCCTGAGCTGGCGGCTGGTCTGCCGGGCGCCCCAGGCCTGCGAGATCGCCCCGCGGCCGGTCAGCAGGTCGTTGGCGATGTCGCCCTTGATCGCCTCGATGATGATCTGCATCGAGCCGTCGCTGCCCTGCTGCGGCGTTGCCTGCACTTGATCCGACACAGTGTTGTTGACGACCACCTGCATGCCGCCTTGGGTGCGGGAAACCGCTGGGATCGACGGCACGCGCCCGACGAGGCCGCCATCGGCAAAAGCCGGCAGCTTTCCGGAATTGATCGCGTCCAGCAGCGCCCGGTTCTGCTTGGTGGCGCGGGCGTTGATGACGTACTCGCCGTTCGACAGGCGCGCCGGAATGCTGTCGCTGCGGCCGGTGCCCGGGCCGGAGATATAGCCGCCAGAGGCAGCAGTTTTGACGCCGCTGCCGAAGAGCAAGCCGAACAGACCGCCGACACTACCGCTGGCGCCTTTCGTGCCGAACAGGCCGGCGAGCGGGCCTTCTCCTAGCAGCGCTGCCTGCAACGCAGCCTTCGCCAGGGAGGCGACCAGGCGCTTCATGACGTCCTCGGCGCGAGCGCCGTTGACGATCAGATCTTCCAGCGCATCGACCGCGGCCGAGCCGAAGTATTTTGTGGTCTCGTTGAGGTCCTTCTGCTGCTGTTTCAGTTTGTCATTCGCAGTCTGAACAGCTTCCTTCGCCGTCACTTCCTTCGTGATTTTGGCGATGTATTCTTCTTTCGCCTGGGCTCCCAGCTTGTCGAGATCAACGCCCGCCTTCGCCAACTCTACAGCAGCCTTTCGCTCGGCGTTGCTCTTGCCAAAAGTCGCGGCTTCAGCCTCCAAGACAGCACGCTGGCGGATCAAGCTTTCGATGTATCGGTCGAGCCGATCCTGAGCCTGTTCCTCCTCGGACTTGCCGCC